CGAATCTTACCTCCTGCAACACCTGGTAGATAAATCGATGCATCTTCTACAGCACCTTTATCAAACCTACTCTTACCTTTGAACGGTACGTAAAAATCAAAAGAATCCCAGCCTGGATGCTTACTATGGCTATGTGCTCCAGAAGCACGTTCTAGTAGATCAACTTTTGCAGCAAGATCTGCAGCCGTATCCCACCTTCGTCCAGATACCGCTGGGTTAGAGAATTCAACAGTACGTCCCAATGATCCATATTGATTAGCAACCGCATCCATTGCCTTAACACGCTCAGCAATCGGCAACGATTGCAGCATTTTTAAATCGATATGATAATCCGTACTTCCACCAATTTTCCCACTGGGGCCTGTGTAACCAGATCGAAATACAGGATATGCCATGTTGTTTTATTTATTATTTTACGTGCAAAAAACCCCTGGTTTCCCAGGGGCCAATAGGAGTTGAGTATCAAACCCTAATTAAATCTGCTGACAAAACCGAGTCCCAATCAACACGTTTAATCTGCCTTAACTGTTCAAGATTGTTAAACCTTTCACCCGATAAGGACATTTGAAGATCTTTAATCTCTCGAGCTGTTTTCAATCCAATACCTTTAATATGATCAGCGATCATTTGTGGGGTAGCGCCATTGATGTTAAGGCGAGTATCCGGAGGAAAGGTACGAGGCTCTTCCTGCGCTGCTTTATCTTTTACACGAAGAGTTTTTACTTTCTTCGTTGCTTCTTCATCAGGTGTAAGTTCGGTTTTGTATGCGGTATAAAGGCGACCGTCTTGGTCTTTGACCATGAACCAATCGCCGTTATCCCATTCGCTTACAATCTCAACGCGTGCACCTGTTTTTTTATGCTGATAAAGCATATCTGCAGTAGGCGTAGACATAAGACCAGTTGTTTACTGGTCTTAGTTTAACCTAATCAGCTAACAACACGACCAGTGAGGTACATGTCGATGTCTTCGTAACCAGGGGCGGTATCCGGTTGGATGTAGCACACTTCCACAACCAGATAACCAGTGCGGCTAGCGGCGCTATCAGCAGCAGAAATGTAGAAGCTACCGGAAGTCGTGGTGCTATTAGCAGTTTCTTTTGCGAACACTTTGAAAGTGGTCGAGCTAGTTGCTGCGTAGTAAGCGTTACCAGGAAGAGGACCAAGAACGCCGGAGCTCAGAATGAAAGGATTAGAACCGTAAGCAGCGGTGCCACCAGCAAAGTAAATCTCACCTGCTTGGCTACCAGAGACGGTAGAAGTGAGGTTAGCTTGTGCCACACCTTCACCAACGCCCGAAGCAGCGGTAGGGGAACCACCATTGCTACGACCAAAGGAGATCACGTTACCGGTTGCGGCATACACACCAGAAGCAATCGTGCCATCCCAACCAGAAGCCACGGAAATCGCAGTGCGATAAACGTAAGCAGGCAAGGTGGAGTTACCAGAAATCACCATGCCGGTGATGTTGGGACGAGTGTCGTCTTGCCGATAAGGCGAAGGAACGATCACATCGGCTGCGGTGATAGCAGCAGTAGCGCCAGTGCCACCAGAGATGCCGGCAACAGGCACATAACCACGCTGCTGGAAGTAACGATAACCGGGGGTGGCAAGCACAGAAGTAGGGCCTGCGTTAGAACCGGTGTCGGTACCAGAGGCGTTGGGATCGATGTTGCGATACCAGCCGTTAAGAGCATTATTCCAGTTACCTGGATAAATCTTTTTAGCGGTTAAATAAGTCATTTATCTATTCCAGATATGTTTGTTGTTATCAGATGACGCCATCATCTTGGACGAAGCTGAAGGCAGTGGTGATGAAATCGGTGTTAAGGATTTCAAAACCAGCGTAAAGTTGCCAAATCAGAATGATGAAGCGGCTGAAATCATCATTATTGTTAATCAGAACCTGCGCATTCGGGCCGCCGATACCAACGCCAACTGCCTGAGGACCGAAGAAGTAACCTTGTGCAACTTCTTTGGAAGCATAGGTAGAACCACCATCGAAAGAAGCGGTGATGTTCTTGGTTGGGAAGTTAGTGGACTCGAAGAACTTAACGCCTTCAAACTGCACGCCGGTTGGCATCACAGGTTCGCCAGCCAGGAAATAACCTTGGCCAGCTTGGGGACCCATGTAGAAGCTGGCGTTGTTAGGCATCATGGGATTACCCATGTACATGCCTTGGCCAGGATTACCAGCGTAACGTGCGATCTCACGGAAGTCAGGATCACGACGCAGGTGCATCATGAAGACGGGATCGCAAATGCAACGATACAGACCGTCAGAGAAAGTCGGAACGTTACGCTTACGCAGGTCCTTGACAACGCTCAGCAGGTCGGTACGCACCTGGAATTGCTGAACGTCGGCAGTATATTCAGTGCTGGTGTAGCTGATGCGACCAGAGGAATCCTTAATCTTGCCACCAGCAAAGTAGTAACCGCCTTGCGAAGTAGAAGCGGCACCATTGGCTTCAGCTTTAGCGAGTTCATCAAGGAACACGCGGTCACGCCACCGACGATAATCATCGAGCAGCGTGAGGCTACCGATGGACTGGTGGAACATGTTAAGATTGCCCGAGTCCAAGAGCAGGCGCTGAGCCGTAATCAGGGTCTCACGAGCAATCTTAAAGGTGCTAGGCTGGGTCGGATCGCCCGGATCTGCAGGACCAGTGTATTCCTTCAGCACAACAAGCACCTTCTCTTTGGTGATGTTGCGGCTGTTGGCAGTACCGATGGTTTGATCGGATACACGCTCGCGGCTGTCCTTCGTACCAGGGGTACCCCAGAACTTATAGCGGTCTAACTGGACGGTTTGACCAGGCTGACGAGTGAAGTCATGAACGACCACAGGCTCGACTGCCATTTCCGCGATGTACGCAGGGTGGGGACGATAGAGCTCCGCACCTAAAATCTTTGGAAAGTCATTATCAATAAACACTTTGTTTCATCCTCCGTGTGATCGTCTAGGAAGTGTTTTTATCGGGTAAAAGATTCAGACATTTCCATGTCTTATCTATTAGAAATTTTAGCAGTTAGTAACTTATTGGTTACATATACTGCAAAGTGGGCGTAGCAGTACGCGCCATCAAGGTGTTGCTAGAACCATAGCGTTCTGGGTCTTCACCTTGAACAAGATTCATAACACCACCGCCAATTGTGCCACCTAAAGCACCGGCGCCAAGAACACCAATTCCGGTGCCAAGTGCAAACTCAGCCCTGGGACTGGTAGAACCAGCTTTAACAAGTCTGCTCATGTAACCTGGACCAAGTGCAGCTCCAGTACCCGCACCTAAAGCCCCAGCGCCAATTGCTTCTGCAATTAAACGACCGGGACTTTTTTCTTGTGCTTGGCCGGTAACAACGTTCCCAAGGGTGGCAAGACCTGCAGCAGCGGCGCCTGCGCCGAGCGTTGACAACATAGGGTTCATTGCTGCATTTGTAAGTGCCGCTTTACCCTTTTGAAGTAACGGATTAAATTTACCGGCTAGCTTCATCGCCTCACTCCATTACAAACAATTTGTTTGCAACAACTTGAGGTTGAGCTTGGTTCAGTAAGCGCCAAGCATTAGCGGGATCTACATCCATTTGTTGCTTGAAGCTGCCCCAGAAGTTTTCAGGACGCTGAGGAGCAGTAGCAGAAGGAGGTGCTGGCAGGTACGCATTCATCGCATCAACAGGTGCGGTGCGATAACCAGGAGTCTCAAGCTCGGTCTCACTTTCGTACACAGGGCACGGACCTTCAGGACCAAAGAACTGCAGGGTGTAATCGCTGAGAACATCAGGGTTCGTCAGGATTTCATTGTATGCAAGGTTCTCTTGGTGTTCGTTAACTGCAAAATTGGCATAACCAGTTAACAGACCTTGTGCTTGTTGGCCCCAAGCAACAGCACTATCCAGCATACCCTCGAGATTAAGGGCATATTGGTTGAGAATTGCTGGTGCTTCCCAGCCGTAGTTATTGATTACGAACCGGCTTTCGTTGCTTAGGTTTAGCCGATCCGCTACTACCTGACTCAGGGACTGGCTGTCGGTTTCCGCGGAGGGTGTCGAATAAGTTTGGGAATAATTGGGCGAGTATGTCTGGTTGGCTTGCGAGGTCTGCGGAACCGATTGATACGTACTTTGGCCGTTCACCTGTCCGTAATTGGCCGGACTGTACGTTGTCGGAGCTGATGGTTGACCCTGGAACGGGGATTGCACTGGGCTGCTCAGAAGGCCCACCACCTTGTTGAACGCCGATTCCCATGGATTGCTCGTCGCCTCCGATTGGGATTGGGGGGCGTACTGAGACGGGTTTGATTGGTAACTGGGGGCCGCCTGTGGTACCGCTTGGGGGTAGCTCGTACCCACCTGATACTGGGCCGGTTGTCCCACTGGAGCTGCTGGTGCTGCTTGGTAGCTCGGCACCACGTAGCTGCTCGGAGCCACCGCTGCCGGAACTTGGCTCGTCTGTGGGATCGATTGGACGGTAGCGTCCTGCATAACTCATCTCCTTTTGTAAAGCTTCTAAAGTTCGATACAGATATGGCGTTAAATCCAATCTTGGATCCGCAGCCATCGGAAGATCCGGTGCTTGCGGGTGAGGAGTCTGCATCATGCCCCCCACTAGTTTAGAAAATGCAGCGTATGCACCCTGCAATTCGTTCACCATCCTGAACGGAAAGCCGGATAGCATTTCCGCTCTTTCCTCATCTGTTTTAGATGGGAAAAGATATTTCAGTGCTTCAATGCTATCAACCCCTAACTCTTGAAGGTTTCTTACAACAATTGAGTTGTTAAGAATGTCTTGCGTAGAGTCCTCGTAAACAGGGCCTAGCCAACGCCATAAAACAGTTAAATCACCATCTGGAATTAACCCCACTACATTAGGCGGAATCATCTGTGTTTCGATGCACGCCATCATGATTTGTTTGAGCTTTTGCTCATACATCTGCATGGCTTGCTTGTAAAGCTCTTGTTGTTCCTGTGGTGCACCAGGTTCAAGTGCAACTGGTTTCTCAAGTTTTGCAGCTTGTGCCAGGGTTGTTTTAAAGAGTTGTTCTTCTTGGTAAATAATTAATTCAAAACAACGGCAGATGCCATGCTCATAAATTGCATTTGCTTTCTTCTTCGTTGTTGCAGCAACACGACCAAAGAGTGATTTGTATTCAGTCGCAGTTACACCAGCGGAAATAGAAAGCTCATCAACACCGCCAAGAGCAGTACGAATCTCTTCTCGATACTGACGGCCAAAAGCATTCTGGTCCCCAGTAATAGCATCTGGAACAATGTAACCAACACGGTCGTTAGGTTCCAGGTTCGCAATAACGCGTGGTACTCTGATCTGTGCTTCCATACCACGGCTGACAGGATCAGCCTTAAACATGGATGCACTCATTGGCGATTGACTGGCAAATCCTGAGTTCGCAGCAATAGAAGGACGTTGAATTGCCATGTCACCACCGGCTTCCATCAAGTCGGTTTTTGGACGCGATGACAACAGTGTGGGATTACCAAAGAAGGTAATGTTCTTGCGCATCGTACGCATCAATTCATCATGCGTACAAATGGCATTAGCCAATGCGTCAAAATCACCATGGCCTTCTGAAGAAAACCCAACTGGATTATTTGTGATCTCAACACAGGGAATGAAATTAAGTGTGTTGGGAAGTTTTTTGGTTTCACCCGTTAAAGTGTATGTGGGCATATCAAAATTCAACTCAGATTCGGAATGCGTTTCTTCAATCGAATCTGTTTTAATTGACAGACGAATATATCGTTTAGCACCTGGGCTATAAGCATTTGTGACACCAGTTACGTTGCTAAGGCTCTTCATCTGGATGTCAGCAAAACCACTCATGGCTTTGCGCACCTTATAGCTATAGATAATTACAACTTCATCCAGTTCGCCATCAACGTTGTAATAGGCACGATACTCGTGTTTACGGAAATAATAAAGGCGGTAGTTATTTTTTGTAGGACGAATGTAAAAAAGCCCTTGGCCATCGCAAATAAAATATTCCCAAATAGAATCAAGGCGTGTACCAAGTTTGTTATATTTGCAGACGCGATCTAAAAAGTCCTTGCGTTGCGAGCCAAAGTTGTCTTGCGATGGAAAGAACTCAACTCCTTGGCGAATGCCAAAGAGTTTCATCTGTGCAATATGAGACGCAACAATGCCTGTGTCAACAACAACGCCACTATCTCGATCAAGATAAGCGTTGATAATTTCTTGAAGTCTGGCTTTAGCGTCCGCCATTATTTGCTTTAGTTATTGAATAATACTAGCAGGTTTTAAGAAACCGTTATGTTTGAAAAGCCCGCAGGAAGCGTGCCTCTATAGAACGATGCATTAGCAGCGTTTGCACCATAAGGAAGATTGCTCATCGCGGCACCATTCCCTGGAGCACTTGGGTCGTAACGCCCACCCATCTGTGCCATGGCTCCGTAAAGATTGCTGGAACCAAACGGACTGCCTGCCATTGGAAGCTGCGGAAATCCTGGTGCTCCTGGCATTGGTTGTGGCTGCCCTGGGCCATACACGTCATCAATATCTTTGCGATTCTCACCAGGGAGAATTGGTTTGTCTTTATTCTTTGCGCCTGGAATTTGAAAGCGAGGATCAAAAGGGCTCGCTGCCATTGCTCCGGAATTACCTAAACCTGTGCCATAAAAACCGCCAGGTTGTGTAAGATAGTTCACTCTAAATACTTTCTCTGCTGGGACTATTCTACTCTTCTATAACTTCGTATCCCGCCGCATCATTGACTTTGGTAATAATGATTCCCGTACCACGTACATCCCAATTCAGTACGTCACCTTCTTGCCAGCCAAGCTCTTCAACTACTTCGTCGGGAAACGTAATGTATTGGTCTCCGTTCTCGTCCTCTTGGACCTCAAGGATGTAACTCATTTGGATTCAAGCAATTTCTCAACCAGCTTATCAAGCTTTGCATTGATCTGATTAAAGTTATCATGCATTTGTTGGATCTCCCTTAGGAAGTCGACCTTAAGCACGTACTCCAGAGGCATTCGCTTCAGATCGTCTTCCAAAACATCAATCCTTCTTTTTTGTGAGCCAATGTAATTAAAAGCTTGTTGGATCTGGTCGTTTTGCCTACCAAGGATCTTACCTGCTACCCAGCTTCCGCCAGTAACTGCAGATATGACGGCTGTTAAACCGATGGCAACGTACTCAGGTCCCACAACCAACTTTGCTTTTTATCAATTCTAAGTTTAGTAATCAACATGAAGTTGTCCTTTACGCATCAATCCATTAATCATCCAAACTAACGAATCCACACAGTCATCATGGCTGCTAACACCAAAGTTGGTAAGCTCTTCAAACATTGCAGTAAAGTTGCGATAACGATTAAAAATAAGTTTGCGGTCTTCAAACAAACCCATGCAACCACGGAAGCGCGCCAATTTATCTGCACGGAATCCCTTGACAGGATGCCAATTTAGATTGTAAAGACCTTCATTGGTTAAACACACTCGTTTAAAGTCAGCCTCTAGTGAAGCCTGGTACTGCACAGCTTCTGAATAAATATCACATGTTGAGTACGTTGGATAGTAATTACCATTCTCATCTTGGCCAATGATATTCCAATCGTTAAGAAGTTCTTTTAAGGCATCTAGTTTTTCAAGGTTACCCATTACACGCAACCGTCGATAATCAATAACATGAATGCGATCACCAATGCGTCCACCTAATGTCATTACGGTGTAATCATTCTTTTCTTTAGTGCCAGCGGATAAGTCAACACCAACTGCAAGGCAATCAAATTCAGTTGCGATTTCTGCTTTAACAATAAGCTCTGGTGCAAGGGACAATTCGTTTTGTCTGACAACTTGATTCATGTACTGGAAAGAAAAAGCAATCGGTGCTTGTCGTTTCTTTTCCTTTAGGTAATCAAGTGACCACATATCAGGCCAGTAAGAAACTTCTTCTCCCGTCTTGGGATCAGTAAGGATTGCTGATAACACAATCTGCAACCAATTGTTTTGAGGGTTGAATGTTGTTGCGTGAATATCATCATGCCTAAAGCGCGTGCCAAGGCAAATAGCTCTTGCTCCTTCAAACATGGTAGGTGCAATCACAGCATTCCAGTTATCCTGCATTTGTTTACGAATGTCAGGGTTGGAAATATCTGCTGCAGACTTAATGGCGTCATCGATGATGACCAAGTGGGAACGTTTAGATGTCACTGAGCCTTTAAGGCCTGCAGCACACAACGTAAATTGTTCTTCACCGGTCGTGTCAATACCTGCAAACTTGTGATCGATGGACCAGTACTCATTACTAGTGACGTTCTTTAAAAGACGTACAGTTGGGAATACTTCTTGATATCTTTTGCTTTCAATGATCCGCTTAATCGTTGCTGACTTAGAACGTGCAATGTCAACCGTATAAGAAAGATAAAGAATTTGAAGAGGCTTCTTTGCTTGTGTATGTAGACCAATAGCCCATGCTGTAAACAAGCCTAAGATTGTGGACTTAGCTGATCCTCGTGGTGCCAAAAGATCAACGTTTGGTCCAGCAATTTTTATAAGGCACGCACTATCTTCACCGGTCACAAAGTGACGGTGCCATTCTTTGTGATGTTGTGCAGGAGGTTTGTCGGCAACATAATCACAAAAGTATCCAAAGTCTTCTCTTGCTTTTTTTAAAGCTTCAATATTACGTGGTGCACGAATTTGTTGCCTACGTGCAGCAGCTTGCGCGTTACGTCGATATGCAAGATGTTGGTATGCAGGCACAATAAGTAATCAGTTACTAACTGAATACTACTTCATTCGTTGCCGTTTTTGTTTTTCTTCTTCTGCACTTGATATTGGCGCGCTTTTTCCAGGGCTGCTTGTTGTTTGTCTTTGTCCGACATTGGGCTGTTGTCCTGGTTGCGGGCTTCCCGTTCCTTGAGGTGTGCCAGGATTTGGGGGAGCTGCCGGCGGTTGGGTTCCGTTTTGTTCATTTCGTGTTGTTGCAACTGCGTCTAGCACTTCGGCGCCTTGTGACGCAGGGCTCTTTGTTTCACCACCAATGGGAGCACCTTGTAAGACACGACGACCACTAAAGCGATCACGATTTTCTTGTAACCTACGGACTGCTGCGCCAAGGCTACCTGCAAGCATCGCATCATTACCTGGTGTTTGTCCAGGGATAGCTTGTGGTGGTGATTGGTTCATCATGTATGTATTTTAACTTAACTGTCTTCGTATTGCATTTTGGCCCAAATACTCATGGAAGCTTCTTCCAATGGAATCTCAATAGGATCATCTTTAAAAATAATTTGCAATTCTCGCAGTGCACGATCTGCCCCAGCCATCAACAAACCCTTACGATCTCGACTAGATGTAAAGAGTTCAATTTGTGCAATAGTGCCACGCAATTCTTTTTGCATGCCTGCAATACGTGCAACACCTGCATCACGCTTAACAACACCGTTGTCTACGTCTTCACGTAACTTACGGATGTCTTCTTGCATCTCCTCAATTTCGTAGAGAAGTTTCTTGCGATGATCAGGTTTTTTGTAATGAGCTTTTACCCAAAGATCACACGCAGAAATGCTACCTCCGTAGCCAAGGAACCTGGCATAGAGATAGCACTCGATGACTGAGAATGTTTCTTCTGCAAAACTACAGAACGCATCTTGATCCGAGGAAGTTAAGTTATCGACCCACTGGTCAAACAACTCAATATCGATAGCCTCGTTGCGCCTGGTTGTAGTCTCTTGCTTCGTCAGCTTGCTTGAACTCTTGTTCTTGTGCACCAGAGGTACGTTGTTCTGCCGCACCTTTGCCGATGGTTTCACGCTCTTGGGTTCCAGCATCTTCTAATTTTTTCTTGGAGAAACTATAAGCCACTTCAGCAGCCTGTCGATATTTGTCAATATCAAACGGGTCGTCCTCATTTGCTGTATTGACTTGGCCGGGAGGCAACGTTGTCATGGCTTATAGTGCTCTCAAGATCAGAAGTTAGACATCATACTAGCAAGGCCCTGTTGGAAGATATCACGGCGACCCTCCACAGACTTCTGGCGTTGCTGACGACCTTTAGATGCTTCAAGACGCTCAAGAAGTTTCTCAAAATTACTAAGGTCAAAATTAGTAGCGGTATCGCTACCAGTATCAGTAAGTGCGTTGGTCATTTTTATAACCCAATGTGAAGGTATCTAATTATTATAAACAGACTTAACCGAAGGCTAATCCAAGGAGATTGTACATCTTCTGATTAGCATCCATCCTGGCAATGTCTTTGTCGGCTTGGGTCCTTAATCCCATAATCTGGGTATCGTACTTACCTTTTGCTTCAACATTCTTAAGCGAGTAAGCACCCTCAATCTCCGCTACATCTTTTAAACCAGCGTTAATGATGTTTTGGAGCGAAGCTTTCTTGTCGCCTTCGATTGTTGCAACGGCCTGACGCCAGCGCTCTTCGGAATCTGTGGCATATTTTGTTCCTTCAAGCTGTCTGTCGTAACCATAGTTAGAAGCACCTGCTTGAATCTTTGCAAGTTCTACAGCGGATTGATTGCGAATACGATCGCTCTCAAGACCAAATTCACCTTGCTGCGCA